AAGAAAGTGAGGTGAAGTGATGGAATGTACTAAATGTGGATATGATTTCCCCAATAGAAGTAATGCGTTTAATAAAGACACGACTTTATCAGAAATTTATACAGACCATTTTTGTTCTTGTAATGAAGATTGCAATGAAGACAAAGATGAGCATTTTTGCTACGTAGAAGAATGTGAAGTAAGTATGAATCCATTAGATATGATAATAGAAAGCGAGGTGGAGTAATGATTGATTATATATTAAATCCATTCGTACTTATAAATACAATGTGGATGATAACACTTATAATTATAACAATACTTTTGAGAAAAAAATGAATACCCTTTGGATTAGTATTGTAGGTTTCCTATTCGGTTTATGGTGCGGTATAATGCTCGCATATATGAGATTGAGAGAATTATCAAAGGAAAACGAGGAGTGTTGGAATTATATTACCGAATTAGAGGATGATCTTAATGTATGACAATATGACAGAGGCTTAACTGCCACATCGTCTATTGGATAGTTATATTTATAGTGGTAACTTGATGTATCCAAAATGAGGAGATTATGAGCAAGAAGAAGAAATTCCCAGATAAAAGCGACCCCCAAAAACATTGTGCCAATTATAATTCTGGTATGTGTATGGGGATTCAGATAGGGAGCCACTTGCAACAATGGGTAGATTCAGATTTATATGGAAAGCGGTGTCGGATTTTGGATAAGAAAGAATGCGACTATTTTATCGAGATTGTAGAGCCGATTTTATGAGAACGGGCAACAGGGTGGTTACCTCCTTTCCCACCCTCCGTTCTTGCCCTTACAGGTATAAATATGAACTTGTAAGATGGGCTACCAAAAGATTTAATATTAGTGAATCAAAGGCAAACGATATGAAGAAAAAACAATTATATGCAATATGGTTTAATCTATGAGTTATATAGGTTATATTAACAAGCCCATTAGACACCATCCCGATCTATCACCGAGGGATAAACTTGTTTATTGCGAGATTACTGCCACCTTAGATGATAGAGGGCTTTGTGTTAAAAATAATATTTATTTCTCGAATGTTTTGAATTGCACCAAAAGTACGATCTCGGCAAGTATGACTAAATTACGTGAATTTGGGTTCATCGACATTATAATCGAAAAGGATAGCGAAAGCCAGAAGTTTAAGAAGAGATATATTATTTTGAAAACCAGTACCAGTTTTTCGGGTGGGGGTAATCCAAATTTAGAAAAAGCCGTGTCTGATTTATCGGTAGGGGTAGAGCCTATTTTGGCTAATGCCACCGAGGATAATGGTACAAAAGCCGATGCCGATTTTTCCGATTCTATTATTATAAATAATAATATTAGATATATATACTCTGATAAGAGGGTTCCAATTAATTATAATACAAAGATTACACAAGGGCAGATGGAATATCTCAAACAGATAGTAACGGAATTTTATACGGCAAAGCATAAACAATACCCCAATCACGTTAAAGCGGATTGGTATAACGATCAACGGCTAACGGTTGGTTCGGTTAATACTTTATTTGACCTCATTAAGTTAGATGGGTGGAATGAAAAAGAAGTTCGTGATGTTATCAGATGGGCTACAAATGACTCTTTTTGGTCATCCAATCTGTTATCTCTAAAATCATTACGGATTAAATCAAAAAACGGACAAACGAAGTTTGCAAATTTGCAAATTAAGTTTGCGAACTAAGGAGAATACAATGAATACACAATGGGGGGGTCTAAGAAACCCCGAAATACGAAATCAAGTAAGGTTGGGTCTAATATCACCGTCAGCAGGTATAACGAGGGATTCGGAAGAACATAAATATAAAAAGAGATATTTATCCTCTTTAGAGTCACTTGTATATTATTTTGGTGAAGATTGGTTCGATTTGAATGGTGATAAAAAACAAGCCGTCCAGAAGGGTAGAGACAAACACAAAAGGCAATTCACCCAAACTCAGCCAAAAAGATGTGGCGAATGTGGTGAGCCGTGGGGTAAGGATGCAGATGGATTCTATTATATCGACAATGATAATTTTAATAGATTACCAATGTTAAATCAAACTTGTCCAGAATGCCTATGACCTTCGACGAATTAGGGATTAATCTAAGGCATACTTCTGGGCAGGAAAAAACCCAATGCCCTAAGTGTTCACATCAACGTCGGAAGAAGACAGACCCCTGTTTATCTGTGAACATCGATGAAGGTGTTTATAAATGCCATCATTGTGGATGGGGTGGCTCAGTCAATGAGAAGGGCAGTTATATCCCACCAGAGATAGTTAAGCCACCAGAACCATTAACAGACCTACCTAAAGAGGTAATCAAATGGTTTGATGAACGAGGTATATCCGAAGCAATAGTTAGTGATGCGGGGATTGGTTACGATAATCATTGGATTCAATTCCCTTTTAAAAAGGACGGTGAGGTTGTTAATGTTAAATCTCGGACTGCTGATAAAAAATTCAGACAATCCAAGAATGCTGAGAAATGTTTCTATAGATTTGATTCTATGGTTGGGATGGAAGCAATTATAATCACAGAAGGCGAAATAGATGCCCTATCAATGGTACAGGCGGGTTATAATAATGTAGTCAGCGTTCCAGATGGTGCTATTGCTCCTAATTCTCACGCTACAGATAGAAAATTTTCGTATTTATTGTCAGCGGAAGAGCATTTGATGAATGCAACCACTGTCATACTTGCTATGGATGATGACTCAAGCGGGCACGCTATGAGGGATGAACTTTCTCGACGGATAGGCAAGGAGAAATGTTATCGTGTTACCTACCCCACAGATTGCAAGGATATGAACGATGTGTTGGTCAAATATGGCGAAGATAAGATAACTGAGATTATAACTGATGCACACCCATATCCGATTGATGGGGTCGTATTGGTTAATGATGTCCTTGAAGATGCTATCGACCTTCTTAAAACACCCGATTCTAAGGGTTTAAGCACAGGTTGGGAAGGCTTGGATGAGTATTACCGTATATCGCCTTCTGAGGTTACTATTGTTACAGGAGTGCCTAATATGGGGAAATCCGAATGGATGGATGCCCTAATGATTAATATGGTTCAAGACTACGGATGGAAATTCGGTATATTCTCAGCCGAAAACTTCCCTGTCAAACACCACCTTCTCAAATTGGTTGGTAAATTCACAGGGCAAGCATTCTGGGGGGATGATAGAGTTGATGAAGAAACGGCACGTAATGCTATGGGTATATTAAACGATCATATTAAGTTTATTGGGACTCAGGAAGACACCGTTACTATCGAGAGTATATTAGACCAAGCACGGATTTTAAACTTCCGCTATGGATTGAATGGGTTGGTAATTGACCCGTGGAATACAGTTGAGCATAAGTTTAGAGATTCTGAGAATGAGACTAATTATGTATCTCGGATACTCGCAAGTCTTAATACATTCGCAAAGATACATGAGATTCATATTTGGGTAGTTGCACATCCAAGAAAAATGGAGAGTGATAACAATAGGAAAGTAGTTGTCCCAACGCCCTATGATATAAGCGGAAGTGCTAACTTTTATAATAAAGCAGATAACTGTATAACAGTACATAGGCATAAGGATGAAGATGAAGATTATGTAGGGATTCATGTGCAAAAGATTCGTTTCCAATACAAAAACGGATACACGGGTATAGGTAAGTTAAATTTTAATATAAGGAACGGCAAATATGGAGAATATTTTAAACAAGACGAAAAGTCATTATTTTAAAGCAATAGAGAAAATAAAAAACAAACCTACAATGGACTATCGGATTAGACGAATGCGGAAACGACTACAGGAAGAATTTGATGCAGTCTGGGTTAGGTATGAGAAAGGTGAGGTTACATTCGATGTATGGGAGAAAGCACTTAATAAATGGTTACAAGCGGAGTCAATATGAAATGTGAACATAGAAATGTAAATAAACGAGGTATCAGAAACGGCAAACAGAGGACGAGATGTGTGGATTGTGGTCAATGGGACTCATTCTATCTATCACCCGAAGGGGTTAAAATCCTTCTGTTTGATATAGAAACAACCCCAATGGAAGTATATGTGTGGGGGTTATTCGGGAATAAATATATTCAGCACGGCAATGTAATAAAAGATTGGAATGTCTTGTCTTGGTCGGCTAAATGGTTGTGTGATTCGGGTGTTATATCTGATATTCAAACTTCTAAAGAAGCTATGAACAGGGATGATAAGAGAGTATTGGGTGGTATATGGGACTTAATCAACCAAGCAGATGTAGTGATTGCCCATAATGGTGATAAATTTGATCTCAAAAAACTCAATACGAGATTCCACATGAACGGTTTTCTACCCCCTTCCCCATACCAATCAATCGACACTCTAAAGGTTGCCAAGCGTAATTTTGCCTTCTCATCTAATAGGTTAGATTATTTAGGGCAGATTATGACAAATAAAGGTAAAATAAGTACAAACTTTCAGTTGTGGACTGATTGTTTAAGGGGCGACCCCAAGGCACTCCACAATATGCTTGAATATAACGAAGAAGATGTACGGCTATTAGAAGAGGTATATCTTGAGTTAAGACCTTGGATTAAATCCCACCCGAATGTCGGAGTATATATGGATGGTGAAGTATGCCCATCTTGTGGTAGTGATGATGTCCATGCTAATGGTGGTTATTATACCACAATGGCAAACAGGTATGAATCTTACAGATGTGATGACTGTGGTGCATTATCGAGAAAATTGCAGAGCGAATTATCTGTTCACGATAGAAAAAAACTAATGAGACCATTGCCAAGATAACTCTTGGTTCTTAGATTAATATATGGTAATATTAGGTGTGGATAAAGAAGAAATAACAGGCTCTTACAAGATAGGATTCCCAAAAGAAATGTCAAAAGAAGAAATAAATTGGATAAAAGAACATCTCTTTAGATTCCTCGAAAGACACTCTTGTACAATCGAGAAAAAAGATGTATAAGGGTGATTCTGGGTTATATTGGTTCACAATATCGTGGGATGGATTCGATGAGTATTCTGAAGGCTCCATGTCTTTCCCAAGAAATGAATACGATGATGCGGTGGATGGAATCAAATATTATCTTGATAAATATAATAATAGGGATGCCTATCTTAGTGGGTTCGCAATGGAAGACAAAACTTCCTCTAAGAACCTTATGACACCAGAATTTATTAAACAGCTAACAGGAGAATAAATGGAAAGAAACACCTTAAAAATCAAAGCTAATACAGATAACATAGTGGAATTTCTGTATGATACCCCAATAGAAGGGACAAATGCTTACGGTATGTATCATTTGTATGCCTTCGGAATGGATGGGGAAGAAGCGGGCTTATTCGCAACAGATACATTGCATGAGAAGTTGAAGAACTTCACAAAAGGTGATTCTGTGAATATTCGTAAAGAAGAATATGAAGCAGGTAAGTTTGGTTGGAATGTTATCCCTCAAGATGGGACACCTACGAGAAAAGCCCCCCCACCAAGCGTAAGCACACCAACGACCACTCAAAGTGTAGATGCAAGGACAAAAGACATCCATAGACAGGTATGTCTGAAACTTGCAGTACAAAGTATGGACACCTCAGAGACATTAGATTTTGCAATGGTAAAGTTGCGTATGGAAGGTCTGCTTGGGGTATTGGACAACGAGGAAGTTAAAGAAGAACTCCCCTTTTGAAAAAAAGCCTGATTAAAAAGCTCGACTCAGCGTGGGGTTTAAAAGTCCGTGGATATGGGATGTGTGAGAAGTGCCATAAAACCTCTCCCTTAAATGCTCATCATTTCTATTCACGGGCAATCAGGTCAGTCAGGTGGGACTTAGATAATGGATTTTGTCTATGTGTTGGATGCCATGTATTCTCATCTAAGTTCTCTGCCCATAAAACACCCGCTGAATTTGTGGAATGGGCAATAGAGAAACGTGGGCAGGAATGGTATGATGATCTAAAAGGGAGAAAAAATTTATTAATGAAGTACAAAGACGGGGATGTTGAATCTTTACTTAGGAGAATGTTATGAAAAGTAAATTTAGAGATGGTCTCGCATCAATCTGGGGGCATACTGAAATGGAATTAGCCCCCCTGACAAAAGCAGAACTATTAGATAAGATGGCAGAAATTAGTAATATTGTCGATGATTTGGTAAGTCTCGACCTCGAAGGTGAGTGTACCCATTGCGGTGATGTGTATATATGTGAACCCTGTATGGATGAGATGTGTTCGGATATTGCCACTTAAAAAGTAAGGTATGCCCATTTGCATCAAGTGTTTATTGTGGGTTTCAGACAGGGGAAAACCGTCTGGAATATATGAAAAAATGCCCTTTAAAAAAGAAGGAAGTCAGAAAAGAAAGAATTTATGATAAAAATACTTAAATTTGTTGGGATTATATGGCTGATACAAGTGGCTCTTGTTATAATTAGCCTCCCAATGTGGGTATTATTAAAATTATGGGGATGATACTTAACAATGTGGATAAAGAACAGTTGGAAAGTGTAATGTCGTGGTTGGCATTCCCCATAAAAATTTAGGAGATTAAAATGGAATTTACGTGCATAGAATGCGAAACTCTTTATGATGATACAGATGGAGACACAGACGAAAGAATGTGTAATAAATGTCTTGACAAAATATATGATGAAGATTTAGAGAGGCAATCAAAAGAATACGTTAAATCATCTATGAATAAAATCGATAAATTAATTAAATCTTTTGCCTAATCGCAAAGCAAAACAGAGGAAAAAATTGAAGGTACTCAAGCGAAAAAAGATTGCTGAATATAAATCAAAGAAACGAAGGGAGCGTAAGAATGAAAGTAAAAGACTTCGTAATGTGGGCTAAGTCCATGCAGGAAGAAGAAAATCGTATTATGCTCGACAAGGGCAAGGAGTATACGGTTAGTGATGAGGATAAGTTTAAGAATTTCAAGAGCATAGCAGATAGAATTAACATATCATCTGAGCAGGTTGCCTTGACCTATTTATTAAAACACATGGATTCTATAAGAAACTTCGTCTTAACTGGTAAAGAATCGTCTTCTGAGCCAATTATGGGTAGGATACAGGATGCCCGAAACTATTTATTACTATTGGGGGGTATCATTGAAGAAAACATGGACAGAAAATGATTCTATCCAGTGGGTAATAGATGCCCTCAGCAACCAAGTAATAGAAAAAAGGGATAGAGAAAACCATAAATATGATGAAGTTAGGGCAGATCAAGATTTGAGTTGGTGTCCTTTATGTGAATGTAAATGGGAAGAATTTGAAGGTAAGATATGGTCTTCTCTCGATGACCCCCTATGGAAGATGGATATATGTCCCGATTGCCTTGCAGAGTAGAGAACGGTGAGTTATATCTCCCTCATATTGATGTGGAAGATGGGGAGTATTATTTTGAACTAACCAAGACTGGGGTAAGATCATCCCAACAGAATAATTATTATTGGAATATAATTAACATATTAAGTGAAGAACTCGGATATACTAAACAAGAAATGCACCAAACTATAAAGAATCACTTCAATATAGAATCTACAAAATCATTGGAAACTAAGGAATTTAGTGATTTTATTGAACAATTAATAAGGTGGAGTGCTATTGAACTCCATATAGCCATCCCAGACCCCGTATGATGCCCTATTTAGCCCAAAATAGCCCCTTAACGGAGGGCAAATACGATATGCGTACTAAGTATCCAATGTTACGATAATTGCTCTCTTAGGCTCATATTCGCACTATATACGGAAGGAGCGACCTCAGTAAAAGTTACAGGTTTTGTCATCCTAACATAGTGATAATTTGTATCATCGTAATATATAAACTTCTTCCAATCCTGTACTGAAGCATTTAGGTCTTCTAATGCTGTTTTCTGTGTAGAAAGTATATGAGACCAATTCCAATCCCAAGTGGTCTTAGGGGCATGGCGTTTATTTGCATATTCATTCCCACCATAGGATGTCATTATATCTGTGCCAAATTCTTCCCCAGTTTTTGCGTTTAATTCAGGATTAACATCAAAATCATATTTATTACCTATTATAACTTCTGTTATATCATTAAAGAGACCTGTCGTAGCGTGAATAAACCAATATCGACCAGCGGTTGCTGAAAAAGTTATTACATTCCAGCCTTCGACCCAATTATCAGTTTTATTAGCAATCGCAGTACCCATAGCAGTTGCAGAACTGCCTGAGTATACTTTCATATCGTGTCCGTGTGCTGAGGTAAAATATACTGCAATCGCATTAGCGTTGGTTGATGCGTTTGCAGTACCAACATCAAATCTAAGTCCATCGTCAGGGTCTCCAGCACCACTGAATGCGGTAAGTGCTGTACTAACAGACATATCTATTGCACGTT